TAGCTTGACTCTCCAAACTATTGAGCATGGAATAGCTCAAACCTTTGCTGATCCGGCTGTTGTTAACTTCTCTGCTCAAAGACAGATTGAAGCACAGCCTGGAACTATTACTCCTACTAAGGGTGTATCTGGCAGTAAGAATATTAAGGATTCATTCTATTCACTTCAGTTAGCAAGTTTATCTCCTGAAGTAATGAATTTCTATAAGATTGTACAAGAACTTGGGCAATTTGTATCAGGAGCTCTTCCTAGCATATTTGGAGGAAATCAAGCCGCTGGTAGCTCTAGGACTGCGAGTGAATATGCAATGTCTAAGGGAATGGCATTGCAGAGACTCCAAACTCCTTGGAGAATGATGACTATCTGGTGGAAGAGCACTTTTGCTAAAGCCATTCCAATGTATATGAAAAATATGGTTGAAGATGAAAGAATTGTAGAAAAGAATGAACAAGGTAATTTTATTAATGTATTTATCAGAAAAGCTGAAATTGATGGAACTATTGGTTCTATTGAACTCGAACCAGATGAGAAGCTTCCTGTTTCTGATGAACAGCAGGCTGATATGCTTATGCAGTTATTTCAGATAAATAATCAAGAGATTACAGCCGCATTGATGGACCCGGATAATCTTCCATTTATTGCTAAGGTTATTAAGATTCCCGAATTCAAAATACCTGGTGAAGATGATAGACAGAAACAATATGAGGAAATTGTTGAGCTCGTTAATGGTGCTCCAATTCCTCCATCTCCTGAAGAGATGCAACAGTTTCAGCAATCTCAACAGCAGGCTCAACAAGCTGCTCAACAAGGACAACAAATTCCTCCACCTCAGCAACCACAAGAGAAACCTTCTGTTCAAATAGATCAAGATGTAGATAATCATCAAATTGAAGCTTCTATCTGTAAGAGTTGGCTTATTAGTTCTGCTGGACGACTTGCTAAAGTTGAAAATCAGAATGGGTATAAGAATGTATTATTACATATGAAAGCACATATGGCTGTTGTTCAACAGCAAGCTCAAGCTCAACAAGCACATGCAGATCAGATGGCAATAGCTACTGGTAAAATGAATAAACCTATTGGTCAACCCTCAGATAAAGTTGAGACTAAAAAGCCTCATCAATCTGAAAAAGTGAGTGGAGAAAGAAATGCCCGAAGTCCTGTCGCCCGAGACAAAAATTCCTAGCCCTAAGACGGCTGATGATATTAATGATCTCTTTAAGGAGTTAGATAAAGAGCCTGAAGTTAAAGAACCTAAAAAGGAAGTTAAGGAACCTAAGGAAGAACCTGAAGAGAAAGAAGAACCTGAAGAAGAAGATGAATTAGAACTTAAAGAACCTGAAGAAGATGATGAAGAAAAGCTTGATCTCAAAGAAGAAGATGAAGTTCTTGAGATTGATGGACCTCCTCGTAAGAAGGAGATTCTAGCTAAATATCCTGATCTCTTTAAGACATTTCCGTTCTTAGAGAAGATAATGTATCGGGATAAGCAATATAATGAATTATTTGGTTCATTTGATGATGCTAAAGAAATTGCAGGGAAAGCTGAGGTATTTAATTCTTTTGAGTCTCAGCTTTTAGCTGGTAATACTGAAGAGATTCTTCGAGAAGTTAAAGGTGCTGACGTAAAGGCTTTTAATATTATTGTAGATGACTATCTTCCAACTTTAGCAAAAGTTGATAAGGAAGCATACTTTCATGTTGTTGGTAATCTTAATAGGCGTCTAATTATGGAAATGGTACAGGAAGCTAATGATACTGGTAGAGATGATCTTAAAGAAGCCGCACTGCTAGTAAATCAGTTCGTTTTTGGTACTGCTAAGTTTACGGCTCCTAAGAATTTAGTTGAGAAAGAAACTGAGAAGACTACTACTGAGAAAAATGAAATTGAACAGGAACGGCTCAATTTCGTAAAAGAAAGATTTGAAACTTCCCGAGATGATTTGCAAGTGAAAGTAGATAATACTTTACGAGCAACTATCTCAGATTATATTGATCCTAAAGGAGTTATGTCTTCTTATGTTAAAAAGAATGCTGTTACTGATGCAATGAAGATTCTGGGTGCTTCAATAGCATCTGATAGTTCTGTTGTTAAAAATCTCGATACTCTTTGGCGTGCTTCCTTTAATGAGAAGTTCTCTAAGGAATCACTTTCGAAGATTCAATCCTACTATCTTTCTAAGGCTAAAGGCAATCTTAAGAATGCAATTCTGAAGGCCAGAGCTGAGGCTCTAAAAGACGCTCCTGCACGTAAGCAGGATAAAGATGAAGTTGAGGAAGTTGAAGAAACTCCTCGACGACGAACGGCTATTATTCCTGGCAAACCTAGCCAACCAAAAGGTAAAAATGTTATTGCAAAAGGAGAATCCGTAACCGATTTCTTTATGCGTGATTGAGAGATAAAAAATGCCAGGAACCGTAGTTGAATCAGTTGTTGCTGGAACTGAACTTGAAAAAGTTCTTCCTAAGGTAACAACTGTTTTTGAGTCCGACGATACGTTTTTCGGTAATATTAAAAAGCGAGATGTTGAAGTAGTTTCATATCGTGAAATGCGGGCACCAATGGAATTACGTCCTGGTGGCCGCTTTCAGTATTTTAATCCTGATGGCGGAGATATGGGAAGAGGCGGCGGTCCTACTTGGGATAAAGCCGTTCTTCGTCCTGTATTTTTATCAGAGAATATTGAATATACCAAACTTACTCAGTGGTCTACTGATGACCGTCGTAAATCTGTAATTAATGCTGTTCGTCGCTTGACTGCCGGTGCAACTGTTGAAATTAAGCGTCAGTTAGATGCTCAATTGCAGGGTACTGGAACTGGTCAGGTGGGAACTATTACTGTTGTATCAACTAGTGGTGGTACTGATACTTATACGCTTGATGCTGAATTTGGTGCTCGACTTGTTCGATACGATCAGGTTGTGCAGGTTTATGATACTACTTTAGCTACGTATCGTGGTAAAGGTGTTGTTACTCTTTGGGACGTAGAGAATAAACAGATTAGTGTTACTCCTGCTGTTCCTGGTGCTACTGCAACTGATGTTCTTATTGTTGATGGTTTGACTAATCCTACTGCATTACCTGGATTGTATGGTGTTCCATATCATCACAGTAATGCTAGTACGGGTACCTGGCTTGGTTATGATAGAGCTAGCACTCCTGAAATTCGAGCAAATCGAGTTAACGGAAATGCTTCAGCTTTAACGTTGCCTCTGCCCCGTCTTGCTATTAATAAGATTGGTAATAGAGTTGGTATTGATAATAATTTTGATCCTGTTGCATGGACGCATCCTTGTCAGGCTCAGGCTTATGAAGAGATTGGTCAATTAATCTCTATTATTCATAAGGCTCCTAAGGATGAATCTCTTAATCTTTACTTTGGTGATAACATGCAGCTTGCTGGTGCTCCCATTAAGCAGCATTTTAATTGGTCTAAGAAGCGTATTGATTTCGTTGTTAGCTCTGTTTGGGGTCGTGCAGAGATTCTTCCTATTGGATTTTACACATCTGATGGTCGTAGAATCTTTGAACTCCGCGGGGCATCTGGGGGAGTTGCTGCCGCGGATATCTTTTATATGGTAGTTGGATTTCAGACATTTGTTCTTAATCCTGCTGCATGTGCATATATTGATAACCTTGCGATTCCTTCTGGTTATTAAGAAAAGGATAAAAGAAAATGAGTGACCTTCTCTTTCAACAGTTTTCTACTGTACAGAATAATTTACAGCCTGCCCCTATTACTATTGCTAGTGCGGCTACTATTTCGCCTAATTCGTTTGTGACATTCCTTACTGGAACTGTTCAGTTAGCAACTATTAATCCTCCTGTTACTGGAGCACATATGCTTTGTCTTATTTTCACTAATGGTAGTCCTGGTGCTTTTGTTACTACTGGTAATATCAATGCTGCTATTACACCTGCACAGAATGTTCCTGTGTTTGTTGTTTATGATCCAGTTAGTAATAAGTATTGGTCTAAGTAGTTAGATGTTGCCGCTGCGATAGCATCAAAGCGGCATCATTTCTCTGTTCTCAACTAGAGAATCTCGCATAGCGAGGGAGAAATAAGAATGGCTTTCACAGCAACACCTGCCTCATTTACACCCATTAATATATGGGCAATGCTACGTGCTCTTATTAATAATTATACACCTATTTTGAATATTGGTGGTGTTCCTGTAAATGGAACTTCTGGCTCATTTGCTGGGCAAGCAGGACCCGGTGCATTATTAATTGATTTTGTGAATGCTGATCTTTATATTAATACTGGAACATTAGCTAGTCCATTATGGACGCCAGTATCTGATAGCACTTTTATCCCTTTAACAGCTAACGGAGCAGTTCCAATAATTTCCGGTAATTATGCTATTACTAAAGCTGGTTCTTATGCTGGTACATTAGCGGCTCCAACTCCTACAACTCAAGATGGGACTCAAATTATAATTACTTCAAATACAGCATTTGTTCATGTTATCACAGCAACAGGATTATTACAGACTGGTACTGCTGCTGTTAATGCTATTACATTTAGTGCATATTCTGGAGCCTCAGTTACATTACAGGCTTATCAGGGTAAATGGAATGTAATTAGTTCAAATCAGGTTACCTTCCAGTAAGAATAATCATGTCGAATCATATTCGATCTAACAATCCTTTTGGTACTTCTATTATAGGAACTGCAAAAATCATTTCAGCTATAAATATTGTAACTCTTGAATGTGCCTGTAAGAATATTCTCATGGGACAAATGGGAATTCCTATACCATGTCCTTCTTGTAATAAAGTATGGTTTGTATCAGCTACTGCTCAGATTAAAGTTCAGGAGATATTAGCAGATTTAGAAGAGAAACAATCTAATCTAGTTAGTATTAGTAAACATTAAAGCTCAGTTTAGCTTTTCTGTTCTCATCAGAGATGAGAATAACTAGTCAATTCTGATTAGTTGGAAAAGAGGAGAAGAAAATGTCTTTACTTGGAACAGGTCTTTCGGTTCTACCACTCAGCGGTAGAGATTCAGGTATTAGTGATGGTGCAAATTATTATTTAATGACTACACCTACTTCTGGTACTGGTATTATTAGTAATGGTGGTACTTCTGCTGTAGCAACTACTCCATCTTTAGTTCTATATAATAGTGGACTATTAACTGTAAATTTGATGTATCTTCGGTTATCCAGCACAGTAGTTGGTGGTGGTGCTGCCACTAAGAACTTTACATTCTATACGGATACTGGTAATCGTTGGGCATCTGGTGGAACTGCTTTAGTTTCTCAGAATACTAATATTCCTTCTGGTAATGCGTCATCTCTTGTTGGTCATTTTGGTGCAATTACTGCCGGTGCCGCAGTTGCTCAGCGTCAGTTACAGAATGATTGGTTTAGGGTTGCATTAGCTGACGTGGTTGGTGACGTTTACGAATGGCAGTATGGTGGTTCTGGTCCAGGTTCTTCATCTTCGCAGGTAGCTACTGTTGCTACTTTCGTTAGACCTACTGCTCCTATTACTATTCAGCCTGGAAATTCCTATTTAATGAATCTTTGGTCCTCGACCTTTACTCAAGGTATTACTTTTGAAGTTCAGATTGGATATTCTGAGAAGTAACTCTTAACACAAGTTGAACTGCTCTCATTGGGTCTGTCCCTTCTCCGTATCATAATTCTGTGATACTAGGAATGCTGGTGAGAGCAGTTCATTTCTGAGAAATTGAAATGGAACTTCGAGAATCGATTTCGTCGATTAACGAAAAACTCTTAGCCGACTATGGTACTGAATTTGGAAATGCTCCACGATTTCGAGTTGTCTTCTCAGATGATCAGTATGAGAAGAGAATGACTGATTGTACAGATGAAGGATTTGAACTTGTTCATCCAGAAGTTCGTCTACTTCCAAAGTACAAACAGTGGATTCAAGAGAAGTATATATTAGAGCGCTTAATTCCTGTAGTTGGAGAGACTGATTTAGTAACAAAAACTAGCTACGAACCGGCTTGGGTATTTCAAGATAAGAATGGTAAATATCTTCCTCCTTTTTATGAAGGATGTAAGCACGTAATTGAGTCAATGCTTAGTATGATAAATAAAGCTAATACACATACTCGTTATAAGGATAAGAATGTGAGTCCTGAAGAGAGATTAGCTCATATTGAAAAGATTGAAGAGGAGTTATTTGGTAATGAAACTAATTTAACTGATGATCTTCACACAGGGGCTGGAGTTTCAATGGCTAATGAAAAGCCAGATGCTAAGATGTTTAGAGAGTTTCAAGACAGTAAACTGATCCATTAGGATCAAAAAGGAAAAGTCAATGCCTGAAGAAGTCGGAAAGCCAATTGTTGTTACTAGTGTTGTTGATGGACATGTAAATAGAAGTCAGCTAGAATTTACTAATACGATGCTTAACGGACGTAGACTTATTCGATCTCAGAAAAATCCAATGGATAGATGCACTATTGTTAGCATCTTCCCAAAGGAACTTAATGAGATTAAACATACTATTGAACCTGGTCATTTTCATGTTAATGCTGGTTCTTTTGAAACTCCTGCCATTACGGTAGTTGGCAGTTCTTCGTGGTGGAAGGATATCGACGTAGATCAGCCGATGTTGGAGATTCCAGTAAGCAGTATTCAAATAGCAGATTCAGTAATTAAAGATTTCTGTAACGGAATGCTTGGCTGTAATATGGCAGATTCTATGCCCGGTTTGTTCTTTGTTCTTGGTGAGCAAACAGTTGCAAAAATCAAGACTGAGTATAAAGAGAAGTTAAAAGAGGTTAATGATAGACAGAATAATTGGTATAAGATTCTTGTTCGTCTTGCTGATTCTTTGTGGGCTAGGAGTAATGGAAATCCTCTCGTTATTTGTGATGAAATGCGAATGGGAGCTAAAGCTCTTAACTTTAATGAAAAACCTTGGCTTAAAGATTTTATGATGGTAGAAAAAGTTACATGTAAAGCTTGTGGTACATTAAAGAGTCCTGAGTATCCAGTTTGTCCACATTGTCGAGCTGTAGATATGACACATCCAACAGCGAAAGATTTGAAGTTTGCACTTCAATGAGCATAACATCTACTCGAACAGTTACAGTTAATTTTTCAGGAGATAATACACTTAATGCAATTAACTCTGCATTAAGTAATGCTGTATCTCCTGGAATGTCTGTTCTTCAATCATTAGCTCTAGGTGCTAATACGATAACGGCTCCAGTTGTTTCAGGAATTGTAGTTACCGCATTAACTATTATTCCACCTCCTGGAAATACTCATCTTATAACATTAAAGGGAGTTACTGGAGATACTGGAGTTCCTCTTCATTTAACTGATCCTACCTCTCTATCATTAGATACTACATTTACT